TACGTTCTTGTTTAGCTATTTCTTTTATTGCTGTATCTTTTACTTTAATAGAGTCAATACGACTCTTCAATGTATCAACAAAGTGCATTGCAACATTACTAGCCACTCCTCCGGCTTCCATCTCCGTGAAGTCTTCTACCGAAGATTGTGCTATAAACTTCATCTTAATGTCTTGTTGTCTCTTTTCTTTGGCTATCCTACGAAGGAAAGCATACCAAGATATTTGTGTAAAATACGCAAATGCATTAGGATTACCGGTTCGTGTAGCTGCTTCTATATTATAATTTTCTATTGCTTTGAGACAGTTTTCTACTGCGTCCATAACCATTTCTTCTCGATATGTATATCGTACGAAATTTGATTTATGAGATAAGCCTTCTGCAATACGAAGGAAACACTTTGCAATATAGTCAGTTACGACTGGCAACCTTTTTTCGGCTGCTTTTGCTTCTTTAATGATAGTACAATAGTCTACTACAGCATAAGAGAATTCTCTATTATTAACGTAGTGTGGTTTGTCTTTGGGCTTTATTTTCGCCATGATAACTCCTAGTATATCTTGTTGTAATTATTATAACACAACTCTAAGGGATTGTAAACAACTATTTTATTTTAATTTATTTTAGTATATGCGCATTTAACTGTGTACAAAGTACGCAATTGTTGGTATAATTAATAGAGTCTTGTTGAGGAAGGAGAGGTACCTAATTAAGCTTGTTAGGATCTATCTTGAAAGGTAATATATTATCAAAGCCATCCGAATCAAAATCTTCTGATACTGGTGGTTCTATATATTGAGAGAATGGATCGTTAGTATCCTGTGTCTTTTCAGCTAGCTCTGCAGCCATCATTCTACTATATCTAATATATTGATTTTTAAGTAAATCAGATGGATGACCTATTGACATAACATGATGAGGCATCAGAGAGCATAGTGAACTGTTATCATCTTGATATGTCATAAACGGTCTAAATGTAAACCATCTGGTGCCTGCCTGAAAGTTCTCTTGTATAATAATCTTAGCGGCTTTACGTATGATCATAACTTCACTATCATCTACATCTAGATCAGGCCATTGCATGACCTCGCATAATAGTTCTTGACCATTACTTAGTATTAACTGTCTTACATCTCCACTCACTTTAATTCAACCTCATATACTTTATAATTAAATTTCTGTTTATTATAGATTTTAATGCGCTCGGCTGAATGTTCTAATGCAAAGTTTTTTCTTCCTAACCAGTGCAAGTCATCAGCGATATCATATAGTTTGGCCTCACGGCCGTCGTCACTCTTTCTTAAGCTCCTACCTATACTTTGTAATACTCTTATCTGTGATTTAGAAGGTGATGCAAATATTATATTATGCAGGTTACGTATATTTATACCCGTTGAGAACGTACCCATACTCGCCACAATAATCGAGTTTGTTTGTGTTTCAACGATTCCTCTAATGGCTTCTCTATCGCCTGTAGCAGTCTCACCACTTACATAGAATACTTTTCTTTCTTCATCTACATCATCTCGTATCATATCAAATAAGATTTTACCATGTTTCTCTACAAACTGGAATAAAACTAATGTATTGCCAGTCTGAGTTGTAGCTAAGTTTCTTATAAACTTATTTCTACTCTCATTTCGTACGATATAATCTATTTCATCTTGATAGGTCTGTTTGCCACGGCTCTTACGTATCTCTTCGGTATATTTAAGTACTATAACGTTGATAAAGAGTTTAGCAAGAGTGTCATTATCTTGTAGCTTTTTTGTCGTCGTTACATTATATATCCTACCAAATAAGCCCTGTAATACAAGCTCATGCGTCTGTGTACCATCTAACGTGCCAGTTGTACCAAATCTGTATTCGGCTTCACGTGCCTTATTCATAATAGAATTAAGTGATTTAGATTTAAATCCATGGCACTCGTCACCAATAATACATCCGAATTGTTCGAACCATTTACCAGGTAACTTATAAATCGATTGCCAGGTTGATATAACTGTTCCGGCATTAGTCATTTTTTCTTTACCTGAATATATCTTATGACAACCTTCTTCTACGTTCATACCGTAGTCAGCAAAATCAGCATACATCTGATCAACGAGTGAGGTAGTCGGTACAATAATAAGCACCTTCTGTATATTACTATTGAGCATTGACAGGTAATATTTTATTAAAATGTATATGATAAGCGATTTGCCTGAACCTGTCGGGCTAACTAATACGGATCTTTTATTATGTAATGCATGGCATACAGCATTAAACTGATAATCTCGTATCTCAATCGGTTTACCACGAGATTTTATCTCAAGGCTACTCACAAAATTCATTATTTCTTTTGGATCTATAACCTCTTTATCATCTGGAGAACCATAGTTGTTCTCATCAGATAGTTCTATTTCATAGTTACGTTTAGCACAGAAGTCTTTTATGAATGGATAAAGACCTACGTGGATCTCATTCGACTGAACGTTAAATAATCGTATCTTGCCGTCCCAGACCTTATTCCGAAACGCTGGCATGTACTTGTAACCAGGCACAAAGAATGAGAAGAAATCACTTAACTCATTTGCGATACCAAAATCACATCCCACATGCATGATACTGTGGTTTTTTTTCTCAAGTATTATTTTGTCCATACCTTATATATACAGTGTACAAAGTCCTTAAAATGTGGTATAATAGTAGTATGAACTTAAAACAATTAACAAACGAGTACAAAGCAATATACATGCAAGTGTCTGGAGGCGCTGATTCAGCTCTCGGCTTATATTTGATTTGCAAACACATAAAAGAAAATAATCTTAACCCAAAGGTTACGATATCAACTATAGTTGAGCCCCAGCCCGATTATCCAAGAAATGACAAAAACGCTAAAAAAATAGTATCAATAATAAATGACATGTTTCCAGGCGTCATTGGTGACCACGATATTCACCAATTGACTGGCTATGGTAAATCACCTACAGAGTTTGAGGATAAAACATTTCCTAAATATAATGCAATTAACAAATACAATGGCGAAGTCTCTAGACACTTCGCCGGGGCTAGCGTTGATTATTTAACAATCAGCTTTTTAACAGCCGGTCCTCCATTAGAAATAGTAGAGAAAAACGATGTGTGGTATGAAAGAGCTATGATGATTGGGCCTGAAGATAGATTTTCTGGTAAAAAAGAAGATGACAATATATTCGGAGGATATAAGGTTATCAAGTCCAAACGAATAAAAAAGCAGGCCTGGCAACCTTTTAGAAATATGAACAAAAAAGATACGGCTAAATTGTATGAAGAACATGATCTAATGGAAACATTATTTCCTTATACGGCATCTTGTACAGATCCCAGTCTGGGAAAAACAATGCCATGTGGAAAATGTTATTGGTGTTGGGAAAAGTTATGGGCATTTAATATGATTGATCAACCTGAAGCTTATAATTTATGAAATTAAATTTAGAATCCGTATTAGAAATGTGGGCCGAAGATAGCAAGATATCTCAGGCATCACTCGATGAAACGTCTAGGGTGACTCCTATGCTTCATGCAAAATATCTAGAGTTAAGAGCGACTTCAAAGCTGCAGTTGAAGAGAGCTGAAATGGCACAAAAGATATTACTTAAAGATAAGTTCCTATATTACAATGGAAAAATGGCCAAAGAAGAGATGGAAGAAAGAGGCTGGGAATTTGATCCATTTAACGGCCTTAAAATATTAAAAGGCGAAATGGAAAGATTTTATGAATCTGACACTGATATTCAGAAAAGCGAAGAGAAGATATATTATTGGAAAACATTAGTTGAAACCCTTGAAGAAATAGTAAATAATATCAATTGGAGACATCAGACCATTGGTAATATGATACGATGGAGAATGTTTGAAGCTGGTAGTTAGGTAAAGTTAAAAGAAGTGAACCTGAATGTCATAGGAAATGACACGTATTGTAATGTGCCTGGAGTTGATGCAAATTCTATATCACCTATGAATGTTGGGAATGCACTCTTATATGTAATTGTTCTTGCTAATACATTACCACTCGTAAGAATCAATAGACTCATATCGTATTCAGTTCTATCTTGATTAGCAGTTGTTATTTTATTGGGATTGTCAAAGTTTTTATATACAGAATTTTCTAACCAAGTTCTCATTTCATCATAGATATGCATCTTCTCATCTAGCATTACTAATAGATTTAGTTCAGTATAATCTATTTTATCGCCAGGAAATGCAGCATCTACACCACGGAATGGTACAACAGCTGGTGCTAAGTTTATGCTAGGATGGTTAACACTCTGTGCAAAGAATTCTAGATTGGGAAATCTAACTCTATTTACAACTAGTTTATAACCTGTCGGTTGTAAAAAACTAGGGGGCTGAAGTGTTGATGTAGTAGTAGTTGCCATATTAATATCTCCTTAACATAGCTATTTATACATAAAAAAAAGGGAGAGCCGAAGCTCTCCCAGTTTATTACCGAAGTAATGTTGGCCAGAGTTAGGCCATTATGTTATCAACTCTGAAGATACGGTAGTATTGGTTAGTTTTAACCGCTGCTAGACCGTCTGAAGGTGTTGAACCTACATATGGGTTTGATACCATGCCGTAACGAGTTTTGAACCCGATTTTTGGCTGGAAGGTATCTTCTCCAACTGCACGAACCATAGTTAATGGTACGTATGGGCAGTAGAATACACCTGCGTCGTATGGGTTTGTACCTTTGTATCCAACGTTACAGTAATCAGTAGCTGAATACGGATCGATGTATACTTTTGTACGTCCATTAAGAACACCAGCGAATGTGTTTCCTGTGTCATCAACATTCAAGTTTGTGCTAAGAGCTGGAGAATAATCCAACATTCCAGAAGCAGCAAGAGCAGAAGCAACATCTGATGAACAGATGATGAAGTTACCTTTACCACGTCTAGTTTCTTTTGCAATTACGTTAGACTCACGTTCGATTTGAACGATAAGACCCTTGAACTTCTCAACAGACCAACGACCATCAGCATCTGATGACATGTTGAAGATACCATTGATAGCAGTAGAAGATTGCAACGCACCAGTTTTAGCTTGGCTGTTGATTGTTCTAATTACTTCTCTGTTAACTTCAGCAAGAATCTCAGTTGATAAGATGTTTGCTAGTTCTGTTTCAGCGTCCAAGCCGTGAATTGCTTTAAGATCTTGAGCAAGTTCTAAGCTGTATTCTGCTTTCAAAGCACGTGATTTTGCAGTCACAGTTGCTTTTTCAATGGTGAAACCCATTTCATTGAAAGAAGAAGACGGTCCTTGTCCTGAAGATCCAAGACCCTCAGCATTTGCTGTTGACATACCGCCAGCAGTTCCGCCTGTAACTCTTTCAGAGTCAAGTGAAGAGTCACCAGCAACGTTACCATCAGTAGCGTCAATTCCACTAAGACCTGAAGGATTGCTGTTTTCGGTTACAGATGAGTCACCAGAACGAGCTGTTTCAGCTTCGTTGAATAGTGCTTCTGTTGATGATGTTGCACCAGCACCGTAGCGAGCTTTCATTGCGAAGATAAGTCCTGTTGGACCAGTCATCGGCTGAACGCCACAAACGTCATATGCCATCATGTTAGGCATAGCACGTCGTACTAGAGAGATTAATACTGGGTCCCAGTTAGATGCACTTGATGTAGCATTTCCTGGAGCTGCCTCAGTAATAAATTGTGATTGCGCACGCTCTTCGCGTAAAGCTTTCTCTGTGTTTTCCAACACAACAGCTGTTACACTTTTTCTGTGCGAGTCTTTAATAGATCCAGCTGATTCTTCTGAAAGAACTGGGTTCCATTTTTCGACTAAGCGATCGTAAGTTTCCATCTTTAATTTCTCCTTTAAGATGTTTTTCTAAGGGCTTGAAGATATACATCCATTGATGAAGATACTTCAGCATCAGCTGTTGTTTCTTCTACAAGGTCTGCACCTACTTCTAATGTTTTAGCTTCTTTAGTGAAGTATGAATCTTTGATAGTTTTCACTTTCGCTGAGAAAGTTTCTTCATCAATGTAATCAAGGTCTTCTGCTAATTTAGCCAGTTTTTCAACTTCAGTTTCTGCTAAACCGTGAGCATGCTCGCGGATAACTTCATAACGTTGGAACAATTCAAGCTCTTCAGTCATTTCAATATTTTTAGCGGTCTGTGAGTTTAGAGCTGATTCAAGTTCTTCAACTTGCTCAGCTAGGTCGTCTACTAGGTCTTCTTTGGCTTCTGGCACATCCACATAAGACTCAACAAATAGATCTTTAAGACCATTCATAAAGTTTTCTGCAATTTCTGCTCTCAAACCAGACTGTATTGCAATCTGATTTTCTTTCATCCAATTTTCAACCACATAGTTGAGGTAGCTGTCGATTTTCTCGACAAGGTCTGATTTAGTACTAGCAATTTCTTCTGCGAGTTCTACTGAATAAGACTCTTCGATTCGGCTGATTTCTTCGCTAAGCTTGCTTTTAACAGCAGCTTCGAAAATAGTCGCAGCTTTATCTTTGAATCCATCAGAAAGAGTTGCTTCTGATTCGACTAATGCGTTTAGATCACCTGAGAAATCGTACTCTGCTGCATCTTCTGCAACAGCTTCTCCTTCAAAGGATTCTGCATTTACATCATCGCTCATATAACCACCATAACTAGCTTGCAGTTTAGCTTTTGACATATTCTGCATTTTAGCCATGACAGCATTGATCATGCCAGCCTTGGTTTTAGGCGGAGATTGCTTAGTAGTAACGTTAGCTGCTTTAGCAACTCCAGTTACAGAAGCGGTTTCCGCATTCTTTGGATCATCTGACATTGATGCTTCAGAAACGATTTCGTTCTCGTCAACATTTGCCATTTCATCCTGATTTTGATCAGTCATGTTCTGACTCCTATATATTTATTTCATTAACGAGAGGAAATTTTTAAACTCACGAGTCTGTACCTCATAAAGATCAGATCGTGGAGCCTTTCGAATTTCGGTCTCCATTTTTTCAATTACTTGAGCTTCAATAATGCCGTTATTCCAGACCCAGTCCACACCTTCCATTATACCATTAACAAAAGCTGCAGGTGCTGATGGATCTTGTACGATATCTACCGTATTAAGAATAAAGTCGTCTTTTACATACATTGCGCCATTACGTTGCTCTAAGCTACCCATACCACGTGTTGAAACACCTAGTTTGACACCACCTTCAAGTAGACCTTTAACAATCTGCCCATTCGGAGTATCTAAGATAAGTGCTTTACCCATAACATTTCTTCCCTCAATGTTGAGTTCGGTAATCCTATGAGATACTTTATCCAAGTTAACAGTTGGTCCTTCTGGGTGATTTAACTCACCGACCGCTCTGTCCTTGGAAACTTGTTCCGTAACGTATTTACCCACAGCTTTTTCCATTACCATCTGTGGATATATACGTCCGTTTCTATTTTTTGATTCAGCCTGTGCGAACACACCCTCAATCATATGTTTCTTACCACCGTCGCCTATGGCTTCGGTGATAAATTCTACGTCTGATTCTGTGTATTCTGTTATAAGCTTCATTCTATTTCCTATTAGTCAATAGTAGCAATTGGAGATGCGACAGATTCTACTTGCCATACACCATCTGTACCATCGTCTGTTAAACATGTAATTCTTGCTCTTGATCCAACGACTGTAGAAGCAATGAATGTAAATGCATCGCCTGCGTTATCGAATACTGCGTTTGCAGCAGTACCACCAGCAAGACTTAATGAACCAACAAACTGACCACCTGATCCAGCAATATTAACGATTGTACTTGTACCACCGCCAACGGCTGTTAGAACTATAAAATCGTAATACAATCCAGGGTTAGTAGTTGCAGCTGCAGGTAAGTTAATTACATTATTTTCTGTACCGTGAATTAATACTGTGGCACCAGATTCTGCTGCTGTTAGAGAAGCAGTAACCGCACCTGAAGCATTGAATTCAGTTTTAATTGGTTTTCTTGCACGTATAACTGTTGAAGTTAATTCACCATTTGTTGTTATACCGGTATCGTGTACGTGTGTAAGATTAATCTCTGAGTTTGCACCCATTGTAATAATCGCACCGTCTGATAATAGTTTAACATCGTTACCAGCAATAACATCTTTTGCAACAGATAGACCACCATCAGTTTGAAGTGAACCGTCAGTTGTTGATGTTGCATCTGTCGCATCATCGGTTTTTAAGATACCGCCAGCAGTTAATGCTCCAGTCGCAACGGCGCCTGTTGTAGTAATTGTTGAAGAACCAGTATCAATGTTGCCAAAGCCTGATGTAATAGTACCAGAGTTAAGAGCCCCAGTAGTAACAATATTACCACCACCAACGTTATGAGATGAAAAGTATGTTGAAACAGTGTCAACGTTAGTCATACGCATTGTACCACCGTCGTTGATTAATATACCGTCGCCAGTTGCAACAGCAGTTGTACCTCTTGCAGTACCACCATCTATTAAGTTAATTTCTGCAGCAGTTGAAGTAACGTTTGTACCACCAATATCTAGTGTAGTCAAAGATACTTCGCCTGCAACTGTTACAATACCTGAAGCAACTGTTATAAGGTCTGTATCACCGGTATGACCGATAGTAGAACCATTAATGATTACGTTGTCAACTGTAAGAGTTGTAAGTGTACCAAGACTTGTGATTGCTGATTGAGCTGCTTGTGTAACTGTCAATGCTGTACCTGATGCGTTACCTGTAACGTTACCAGTTAATCCACCAACAAATGCTGTTGATGTAATTGAAGTTGCACCAGTAACTACTCCGGCGTCTATACTAATTGTACCATCTAATAAAATTGCTGAACCAGCTGCCGGTTCAATATTGATTGCTGCGCCACCATCTAAAGTTAATACGCCGGCTGAATTGATATCTACAGTACCGTCAGCAGTAATTGTTAAGTGTGCGGCAGCACCTGCGGTGTCTGTTGTTACTAGACTTGTTGCACCATTAGCAGCAACCGTTGTAACGAAAGTATCACCAGAAGAACCTGTCATAGTAATGACTTTACCATCTACAGCAACATCATCTACAGTTAATGCAGTCAAAGTTCCTAATGAAGTAATTGCGCTTTGAGCTGCTTGTGTAACTGTTAATGCTGTACCTGATGCATTACCTGTAACGTTACCAGTCAAAGGACCAGCAAATGCGTCAGCAGTAACTGTACCATCAAAGAATGCATCTTTAAATTCTAAAGATGATGTTCCTAAGTCAATATCGTTATCTGTTACAGGAACTAAAGCTCCATCAACTAATTTAATTTGATGAGCGTTAGCAGCATAGAAATGTATTTCATCTGCTGTCTCAAAGTCGATTTTTGTTTGATCATCTTCACCGATTTTTAGATCAGTTGCAAGAATAGATGTAATAGTAGTTTGTGCAGCACCTAAAGCAAAATCAAGAGTGTTATCACCATCTTCGTAAGTAACAGCAATACCTGTTTCGGTATTGGAACCGACCATTGCTCCAACTGTATCAGAGATTGTTTCTGCTAAAGTAACACCACCGATTGTTAATGCATCAGTTTCTAGTGTACCATCAACATCCACGTCTCCAGATATGTCAAGCGTTGCCATGACAGCTGTTCCAGTAATAGTAGGAGCAGTAAGCGATTTGTTTGTAAGAGTCTGTGTAGCAGCATTAGAAGTGATTTCAAAACCACCCGCTGTACTTCCGTCATGTACTCTTATTGTGTCTAAAGTTGTGTCGACGCTTACTTCACCCAGGGCACCTGTGAAAGCGTTGTTCTGGGTAGTTGTGCCCCGTCTTAGTTGAACAGCTGTTGCCATCTATTATATTCCTTCTATTTATGCTACGGAGCCGTGATCGACTGTGATTGATTGACCAGTAGGTGACATACAATCGTAGGCAGAATCAGTAGCAATTCCAAATGCATCAATAGCAGATGTTAAATCACCATAATCACCGGTTGGGTAATTACCTTGTCTTTCTACGACACCAAGGTCGAGAATTGTTTGTGCTGTAACTTCAGCGCCGCCTGATATATCAAGCTTACCAGTGAAAACGTTAAACTTATAAGTTCCCATTAGCTACTCCGTGTTACAGTTAATAAATTGTCACTGCCGTCATATGTATATGAAACAACCGCGACTGATGTTCCGCTGCTTCCACCTCTTTTATAAGTAGTTGTAGCGATGTTAGTTCCTGAATATGTATTAACGATAAAGTCGTATGCAGGAATTCCCATAGGATTAGAGATGTCTAATTCTCTTGCATATTTATTTGTTATATCAACCATCTATTTTCCCTTTGCTGCCTTTACAAATTCCTCAGCAGATCGTTTAGCTCTAGCTATTGTAGGATATTCGTCCAGTTTTTCATTATCAATATAAAGAGCGTATTTGCCTTTTTCTTTGTGTATCATAGTTAATACACCTTTGATTTTTTTATCCCAAACGTGTTCACCTGGTGGCATACCTTTCAGTTTTTTTTCTCTTAATTGTCGAAAGGATAACATTTATTTACCGTTTGATTTTGTTTGTAGTATTTATAATAACGATTTTTTAGGCCGTTGCGGCTTCTTCTTCATCATCTAATTCAATATCTGATGCTATCCAGGATGGCATCAGCATCATCTTCGGCGTCATCTGCTCTGAGCTCTTCTTGATCGTCGGCTTCTTCGGCATCTAATTCTTCCGCATCTACATCGTTAAATATTTGATTTGCAACATTGACCTTTTCTTGATCTAATGCAGCTGTCATCTTTTGTCCAATTAAATCATTGAACACGTCAGTTGCTTTATTATATTCTTGTGCGTATGCAAAATCAATCATATCAGCTACGCCAGGAGCGGGGTGTGGTTCTCCGCTGGATGTTCTCATTTCAGTTTCTTCAACCATTATCTTCCTCATCATCTTTCACTATTTTAACAGGGGTTGGTGCAGCCGGAGCAGGCTCTGCTTCAGCTGCTTTTGCTTCATCATCTGGAATTTCTCCAGAAGCTTCTTCGTCAGCTATTTGTTTCTTCATTTCTTTTATTTCTTCATCACCCATCATCAGAATATTACGGAATACATATTCCTTAGAAAAGTACTCACCAATATATTGCTGTGTTACGTCAAGTGTCTGAAGTCTTTCACGAAGTATTTCTGCGTCTTTCAACTCAGTAAAATGATTATCTCTTATATAATCAAAATGTATATCTGCTCCCCACTCATCCCAATCTTCTTCGGTAATGATGTTTTTAAGGATCAATTGTCTTTTGAGTATTTCTGCAAACAGTATAGAGAATCTTTTTCTAAGTCTGTCAATAAACTTCTGGAACTTGAGCTCATCCCGTGAAATCTCAGTAGATCTACCAAGACTAAATTGTGATTCTGACTCAAGTCGGCCAATCGGTACATTTAGTGACTTATATAGTCGTTTCTGGAAATAGATGATATCGTCTATTTGTCCAAGATTATCACCACCTGGCAATGTAGAAATCTCTGTTCCTCGGCCGCCTTCGCGTCGTGGTAACCAAAAATCTTCGAGCATTGACATGTGCTTGCGGTCATCTTTAATTGCACCAGTAGAAGCATCGTAAACAAGCTTGTTTCGATACTTGGCCATTATGCCTTTCATATATTCTTCGGATTTACCTTTTGGTAAGTTACCGACATCTATATAGAATATTCTGCGCTCAGGTGCACGCGCAAGACGATAGATCACTAATGAATCTTCCATCATACGTAGCTGATTGAGCGGTTTTAATGCTTTATGAAGATAAGATATTATCTTCCTTTGTGTTTCATCAAGCAAACCAGATGTACAATAAAGAACTGAATCTTTAGTTAACTTAACGCCAGACTGTTGCTGACCTGGTTTCTCTTGATAGATGTAGTATTCGTCTTGGTTTTCAATAATCTTAGCACCAGTTACAGGATCTTTAGAAGTTTTTACTTCTTTTACTTTACGTATCTTTGCAGCATCGATAGGTCTTATATCCTCAATACCTTTTTGTGGATTATCTACATTAGCAACTAAGTGAAAAGTTAATCTACCATCAATATACCATCGTCTAAATATATCATGACCCAAGTCTGCGAAATGTAACATCTTTAAAATGTCATTAAACTCTGCTTCGATCTTCTTTTGAATTCCGTTGGAGACTTTTAAGTCTTCCATTTCTAATTTTACAGCAAAGCCTTCTTCTGCTCCACTAATAGACTCGTTCATAATATCTTCTATTGCAGCATCAACTTCTGGATGCAACGCTATGCCACGATACTTCATTATCAGTTGGGCATTATCTTTTGATTTATCTCCATCAATATCTACGTATTGACCATAATGTGCACCAGCCGCAGTGACGTAACCAGCACCATCCTCATCAACCGGAGGTACAATAGACTTCAGTTTTGTTTGAGCAACTTCTGCCTTTTTGGCTCTTCGAAGCTCAAAACCGAATAATTTTAGTGACGTTTCAGCCATTTAATAACCTTCATATTTAGGAATGTACGGGGCAAGGTTAGTTGCCCCGTTACAGTTTTATATCTGGAAATCGACAGAAAATCTTTCGATCTCATCGTTAGCGCCGTAAGCTACGTCGATAGGTGACACTGAAGTCGGAAAACAACCTCTAAAGTTGTATGTCTTTAACACTGTCGTATCTCTATCAATTTGCTCTATGATAAGATCAGCTTCGTAATCTGTTGGAGCTGTGAGTCCAGTATTTGCAGAGTGTGCATTAATACCATTCATCCAGCGTTCCATAGAATTACGTACAGCAAAATCTGTATCATTGATAATAGTAGGTGACCATGTATCAAATGTACGGTCTCCTGCCATCTTTAGTATTCTTCCTCTGAAAGGAATCTCAATAATACCCATCGTTGAACCAGGAAGTTGTGCAGCTTCACACAAGAATGATGTTAATTCTACATCACCTCCTGCATAAGCTGGAAAGTTGATAGTCGCTTTGAACAGATTGGATCTGGCACCGCCGCCTTTCAACTTGGCTTTAAAGTCGTCTACTCCAAGAATAGCCATGTTTATATTCTCCTATCTGTCAATTAAACTGTGCCAACAACTTCTTCAAAGTCAACACCAGTTCTTACAGCTACGAAGTTTAGAGTTACGTAGTTGATTGAACGTGCTGGTTTGATGAAGATATTCGCTTTAAATTCATTCCGATCTATGACTGCAGCTGTGTTATTTGTGGAATCACAAACAACTCTGAAGTCAGTTATACCGCGTCTACCTTGAATTTCTCTCAGGAAGGGCTCTATAACGTTAGTAAATTCAGCCCGAGTAAACTCATCGTTGAATTCAAACATTACATTACGTGCGGCTATCGCAATAGCTCTTTCAATTGCAAGGAACAATCTACGTACGTTAATACGATCGAATGCACTTGGTCTTGCTAATTTAGTCTTATCACCGAAAAGAAGTACTCCTTGGCCTGGTATGTTAGATATAGGATTAACGCCAGCTTTATAGAGAGTATCTCTTTCTGATTTATTAGGTGAGTAAGCTAATGATGTAATACCTACATATTGACCTCTACGTGGGCCAGCTGGTGAGAACCAAGGAGCTGTGTTGAAGTCAGATGCAGCCATAATACCAGCAGTACTTGAAGCACCTGGTATTTGGATATAGTTATCATTATATTTGTCATACACTTTCAGATAGTTATTATCCATAAAGAGATATGATGATTTAGTAAATGTGTCAGCAGTTGTGACAGCACTTGTTACCGGAGTTGTGGATGCAACGATATCTGATCGTGCAGGTGAAGCAACTACAACACAATCTTTTCGAGTTGTTTGTGCTATTGCAACAAGGTCATTAACAACAGTTGTTTGATCTGCTCTTGCATTCATGCCTGGAGCGATGAGGAAGTCAACTGTGATTGCATCTACGTCTTCGTATTTGTCAAAACCAGTTGCAAACTCGGTTGGAGTCAGAGCAGCAGAGTTAGCACCATTTTTCAATGATATCTCAATAGCTGCTGGTGAACTGCTTGTTTGTAAGAAGCTATCTCCGCTATCTGCAGTTGTACCTGCTAATGGAGAAAATTTGCTTGCATCGCCGAAACCAGCCATCCAAACATATTCTGATGAGTTGTTAATAACATCTTTAATATAATTAGTAGATCCGTCTGCATTCAACGCACCGAGTGCTATTGAAACGAATGGGAATCTTTCAAGAACTGCACCTTTAGTTCCACCTATTAAACCATCTTCATCAATGATTGCAACGTGTGCTTCATCAGATGTTGCTGTTCTATCAGCTGCGTGAACAGATGTTGTTGGTGCTGCGTCGAATGAGCTCTTGTAAGTCCATGCATCAAAGATTGTTGTTGCATCACCGGAATCTGCCGGAAGAAATGAAACTTTTAATGAGTTACCTAAGGTACCAGGGTATTTTGCAATGAACGTATGTTTGTCACTATCTCTAGCTGAAACTTGATCATCCCAATTATCTCTATTTTTAGCTAAAACTGTCGCATTCGCGTCAGAGTCATAAGAGTTAAAAGCTGTACCTGTAACTTCGCGGACTACTTGTAATGAACCAGAATACCGCAAATAATATGCAGCACTATGGAATTCTATTGTATTTGTTGTATCGGGAGAACCGAACGCTTCAACAAGACCTGTTTCATTTGAAACTAGCGTAGCCTGCTGTACAGGTCCCCAGTTAAAATTGCCTACAAAAGCGCCTGTTGTTGTTTGAACGTTTGGTACTACACCGCTTCTATCGATCTCCGTAACGACAATCGCCGGAGATTCTGATGGTGTACCTATTGCCATGGTTTTATGTCCTTCTTGAACCTAAATGATATGTTTTCATAATACGGATATTCAATACTGTTATTTATAAT